GCAGTGACCGCGCTTACGGCTTCTACAGCCACGCTTGTGATTAGCGGTTCAACCACCACGGCAACCATCGGAGGCGGAGTCACTATTTACGGTGACATTTCCTCCGTGGTTAATTCCGCTGGCGGTCAGCTGGCAATCTACGTCCGCAAGGACTAAATTTGTGGTTAGGGCGTTGACGCTCTGCCTTCTGCTTGCCGGGTGCAAGCCGGAGCAGGGCGTTGACGACTTCCCAGAAACCATCTACCCTAATACCCCAACGATGCAGAGCGCAGTTGACGCAATGGAGACAAAATAATGGGCCGCCAGTGGAACACGATTATTGAGAGTTTGGGTCCGCTTACTGGCGGATCAATGTCAATTAGCGCAAATCTTACTGATATTGAGGCGCTGCTTACTACGCTTCAGGCGGATGTTGCTGATGGAATACCGCCAATTCGTGGCATAACAAGCACTGGGACGCTGACTGCTGGAACAACCAACGGAACATTGTTTGCTAGCAACTCCACAAGAAACTATCTTCTGGTGCAATGCACAAGTGGAACTGTTTTTATTGATACAAACGGAACAGCAGGCACGGCAAACGGAATTCAATTGACAGCAGGACAAGGTATAACATTTGAAGGTAGTTTTATTCCAACTGGTGCAATTTCAGGAATTACAAGCACAGGGACAGCTCAATTAATTGGAAGGCAAGGATAGGCCATGGGCTTCTTTGGAATAAAACCAGCAACAGATCCGCAAAAATTTAGATTAATGCTTGGGAGTGCTTCACAAACTGCAAATGTTTCAATCCCTATTGCAAATTATGATCCGCTTGTAATTGGTCAAATTTCAAGCAATACAACATCAAGCATAACATTTTCTGATATATCAAATATTGGTTCACTTTTAAATTCAAATAGTGCGTATGCAATACAACTTACAAATGGAAGATATTTTTATATTGACACATCTGCAACAATAACAAACGCAAATAGCACTGCAACAATTATTACTAATCTTGGATTTCCAATCATAAATTCAGGAGAATCACTCTCTGGATCTTGCAGAATAAGGAGGGTTATAAGTTTTTATGATTTAATAAACGGAGGATTTGTTGTTTCTGGAGCATTTGTTTCTGGTGCGTCTGGAACTGGTGATGAATTTTATGCCTATACTGAGGGTGGTGCAATATTTACAATGATTTTTAGAACTGCATCAACATGGAGAAATAGCTCGAATATAACAAAAAATGATTATCCAGTAAATGCGTTCAGTCAATTTGCAAGAAAAACTACTCCTAGTTCACAATTAATTATAGAGCTTCCGTTGTCAAATATTGTATGAATTTAGTAAAATTTAAAAATGCAATATGAAAATTTTCGCCATCTGGCTCACCAATTTGAGTTTGCGTTTCTTGATGACGCGCAAGGAGTACGCCTGTTTCAAGGAGGCGTTGAAGTTCGCCGGGGAGAACAACACGGTGGCAAGGGAGTCAAAGTATATCGGGAAGGTGAAACACCTTCTATCCGTCAACCGCTCGATCAAGCGCATTGTGGAGGAAGGTCGGGACCGGGACGAGATTGTGGACGCTGTCGTGCATCTGGCCGTGGCGTTAAAGTATCTGGAGGGTAAGGGTCGTGAGTCTTGATGAGATCCATGACCTTCGGGAAAAGTTCGGCTCGATGGCCGAGCGACTTGCCAGGATGGAGGAACGCCAGGTTACCCTGATCGGGATGGTGGAGCGCTCCCTATCCAGCTTTGGCGACTTGTCCAATAGGATAACGTCTCTGGAACATCTCAAAACCAAGATGCTACTTGTGGCTGGTGCCATAGGTGCTATAGTCAGCGTGGCTTGGGATGCGCTCCGCTCCAGGCTCACCAACGGAGGATAAATGGCTACTTTAGGCACGCAAAACATTTCCACAAGCTATCCGCAGCTATTAAAGGTTGCCAGCCTTAATCCTATTAGCGGATCGCTTCAGGCCATTACCAGCGGAAATAACATCTCATCCGCGTTGTCCCTTTCGACTTCAGAGGTAAGAAGCACCGGCTCCCTGGCAGTTGATGGAACCAGCCTTCTTTCCGGTATTGTCACTTTCGGAACCAGCCTGACAGCATCCACTGGAACCGCCACCATCGGAACCCTTTCGGTTGGCACGGCGACGATCAGCACGGCCACAATACCTTCCGTAACGCTTTCAACGGCCACTATCTCGACAGCCTCTATCAGCACGGCAACGATCCCGCTCCAGCTTGGCGCGGTAACCTTTGGCTCCAACATCACGGCATCCACCGGGACGGCTACCATCGGAACGCTTTCAGCAAGCACGGCCACGATTTCCACGGCCACTATCCCGCTCCAGCTTGGAGCTGTCACGTTTGGCTCCAGCATCACGGCTTCAACCGGAACTGCAACGCTTGGCACGATTGTAGCTACATCAGAAACCGTAACAAATTCGACAATTTCAAACAGGATTACGTCTGGGACATATAGGATTGGCGCAACCGGACCAAGCATTACACAGGCGAGCTACGGAACCGCCACACTTGGGGCTGTTACGCTTGGAACCATGACATCCGCATCATCTGCATCAACCGGAACGTTTGCAATGTCTGGATTGATTGCTGGTGATACTGTTATTGGTCAAACCAATATTGCATTTACCGGATCTTACCCTGCTTCTTCATTTTCTGTTGCGGCAAGCGATGTTTGCAGGTACACGATCTTCAATCCAACCACAACGATTTCAACCATAACATCTGGAACAATTTCCGCGCTTGCACTAAGGACAACGGCTTAATATGGCTATTAAATTTAATCGCTCCCAGACTTTCGCCACCAACGGCACGGTGACTGCCGCCGGGTTGCACAATCTTATTGACGGAACGGACATCTACCAAGCGTTGATTACCGACCAGACCAACCTTACTTCGGTTGGTTCCGGCGACGAGCTATTGATTGCCGATGCGGATTTGACCGCAAATGACGCGCCCCGCGCCGTTACGGTCAACGAGTTGTTTGAGGATGCGCTAACGATCAGCACCTACACCAACGCAAATATAAATAACATTTCCTATGGCACATCCACCGGCACTCGGCTTGTTTCCACTAATGCATCGATCACGACCGGCACGATCCCGAACCTTACCTCCAGCACGGCCAGCATCACAATCGGAACCATCCCGACCCTGACCGCCGGAACCACTACCTCCACCGCCGCTAACATCACCAACGGAACAATCCAGACGCTTACCTCCAGCACGGCGACGATTACAGGAGGAACATTCAGCGGCTTGCTGAATAGCTCTACCGGCACGTTCTCCGGTGCGATCAACAGCACTTCCGGGACGATTGGTACGCTTAATTCAACCACTGGAACCATCACCAATCTTTCAACCACGCTCGCTGGAGATGTTACGATCAGCAGTGGAACGGCCACGGTAAGCACCCGCGTGGCCGTGGTCAACACGGCGCAGGAATATACTGCTACGCATAATTTTAACGCCACCAGCCTTACGATCAGCACCGGCAGCACGATTGCGTGGGATCTTGCGGCCAATCAGGTTGCCAAGCTAACCGTAACCACAAACTCGACCTTAAGTACGCCTACAAACCCGGTTGACGGAGCAACCTATATGCTGATCGTTACACAAGGCACGGCTGGCAATAATACTCTTTCCTTCAGCACGGCTTACAAGTTCCCCGGAGGCGTTGCTCCCACCCTGTCAGTTGGCTCTGCTGACGTTGACGTTCTAGCCTTCGTTTCCAACGGCACCGTACTCTACGGCGTAACCAGCCAAGACTTCTCCTAGCCCCTATGCCTTGGCCCGTCCATCCGACCGGCTTCTTTGGGGCTAGGGGCGATTCCGACACCTACCGCATTGAGCGGAGTTTGCGGTTTAATTCGGCGGACTCGGCGTATTTGGGCAGGACCGCTGGAACGTCAACAGATCAAAACATTTGCACAGTTTCTTTTTGGCTAAAGAGAGTATCCATAGGAATTAGCCAAAGAATTATTGAGGGAAGAACAGCAAATAGCGATTCTGGATATGGTGTTTTAGAGATAAATTCAACAGATAAACTTGTTATTGGTGGATTCTCTACAAATTTCAGAATTACAACTCAAGTATTAAGAGATCCATCGTCTTGGTATCATATTGTTGCGGCTTGGGACACAAGTCAGGCAACTGCTTCAAATAGGATTAAAGTTTATTTGAATGGTGTCGAGATAACATCATTTGATACGTCAAGCAATCCGACACAAAATACTACGATTGGAATGAATAATAATTCGACAGTTATGAACATTGGCAGAAGGGGTCCTTCCAATGATTTATATTTGTCAGCTTACCTTACCGAATTAAATTTCATCGACGGCCAAGCCCTAACCCCATCCTCCTTCGGAGAAACCGATGCCATCACAGGCCGCTGGAAGGCAAAGGCGTATAGCGGGACGTATGGGGCAAATGGGTTTTATCTGAAGTTCGCCGACAACAGTGGAACCACCTCCACCACGCTTGGCAAAGACTCCAGCGGAAACGGCAACAATTGGACTCCAAATAATTTCTCTGTTGATAACATTACGGGGGATGGAGTTGGAAATGATAGCCTTGTTGATAGCCCAACAAATTACGGATTGGACACTGGCCTTGGCGGCGAGGTAAGGGGCAATTATTGCACATTTAACCCTCTCAAAAGAGGCTCAACATACGGCAATCTTAGCAATGGCAATCTTACCATTGCCAGCACAACTGGAGCCGCAGGGCAGCAAACAGTACAGGCAAACATTGCCATAAGTTCTGGTAAGTGGTATGCAGAGGCGATTATCACAACTGTTGGAGCAGAAAGCTCTGTTGGAATAGCGGAAGCTACGCAAGATACAGGTAATTATGTAGGGGCCAGCTTAAAATCTTATGGATATTATTTTAATGGAGCTAAATACAATAATTCCACAAGCTCTACATACGGATCTTCATATACAAGCGGAGATGTTATAGGTATTGCATTTGATGCCGATCTTGGAAATCTTGTGTTCTACAAGAACGGAACAAGTCAAGGCACAGCTTTTACAGGATTAACCAGCGGTCCGTATGTGTTCGAGGGGCAAGGAAGATCCGCAACTTCCGCAAACAATAATAGCTGGAACTTTGGACAAAGGCCGTGGAAATACGCTGCCCCCTCCGGCTTCAAGGCTCTCTGCACACAGAACCTGCCACAGCCGACGATCCAAAATCCGAGTAAGTATATGGATGCTTCGGCCTACACCGGAACAGGCGCATCTAACTCCATCTCCAGCCTTGGATTCAGCCCGGATTTGGTTTGGATTAAGAATCGTGGGACGACGACAGACCACGCGCTTTACGACACCACAAGAGGCACACAAGCGCAAATTTCAAGTAACAGCACTGCGGCAGAGGTTACTAGCTCAAGCGGTCTTACCGCATTTGATTCTGCCGGATTCACTATTGGCACAAGCAGCCTAGTCAACACCAGCGGAACACAATATGTTGCTTGGTCTTGGGACGAGTCTGCAAAAAGTGGACTCGATATTGTTGGATATGTTGGCGATGGTTCTGCTGGTAAAACGATATCCCACAATCTTGGCGTCGCGCCAAAAATGATTATTGTAAAAAATAGGACAACCGGCGGATTCGATTGGGTTGTATACCATCAGAACATGAACGCCTCCCCTCAAGGAGGCTATCTTGGACTAAATGCAACATACGCTTTCCAATCAAATACAACAATCTGGAATAATACCGCGCCATCTTCTTCGGTTTTTACACTTGGAACAAACACGGCTGTTAACAAAAGCGGGGACAATCACATCGCCTACTGCTTCGCCGAAATCGAAGGCTACTCCAAGTTCGGAAGCTACACCGGCAACAACTCTGCCGATGGCCCATTTATTTGGTGCGGGTTTAGGCCGAGATGGGTGATTATTAAAAGAATAGACGCAAATGCAAAACCGTGGTGCATCCACGACACCGGCAGAGATATTTCAAATGTTTCAAATAGCGAGCTTGAGGCAAATTCATCTACCGCAGAAAATGGCGGAACTTATCCGGGCGATTTGGATATTTTGTCTAATGGGTTTAAGTTAAGGGAAGCAGGGACTGGTGCTTGGATAAATGAACCCGGAAACTTTATCTTCGCCGCCTTCGCCGAAGCCCCATTCAAATACGCCAGAGCAAGATAGGAGACTATATGTGGATCACATCAACCAATAACATCATCCGCCAACCTCAAGGCATCCGCATAGAAGATGTCAACCATCCAGCCAGCATCTTCTGGTGCTGGAGCAAGGAACAGCTTGCCCAGATCGGGGTCAAGCCCTACCACCCGGCCAGCGTACCCGCTGGCGAAAGGGTCACAGGCGCGTATACTGAGGAGGTGGATGGTGAGGTGTACGAGCGTTTCAACACCGAGCCGATCCCGCAACCTGAGGAACAAGTAAATGACCCTGTCTGAAATAGCCCAATACGCCGGTGAGAAGGTCGGAAAGACCGACTCCGAAACGCTGACCTTCCTCCAGAAAGCCGCAAGCTTGGCTTACCGCCGGGTCTGGAACTTTGCCCCCTGGCGTGAGACTGTTACCAGTTCCACCTATTCGGTCGGAACCAACCGCACCATTACGCTAGGAACCAACGTGGAGACACCGCTCTCCGTATCCTATGACCAATCCGAAGTTGAACCCATCGACCTTGCAACCATCATCAGCCAAGACGCTGATCTGCTCGAAGACACCCGCACGGGTACTCCGGTGCTGTATCACTTTACTGGACGCAATACGAGCGGAATTGCACAGCTTGATTTGTATCCGCGATTGGAAACTGCTGGGACGATAAGCCTGCGGGTGGTGGAAAAGCTGAAATGCCTTACCAGGACAAATCTTATCGTTGACTTCCCGCCAACCACGCAGGCGCTTGATGACGAGCTTCGCCTGCCCCACGTTCACCAGGTTGTGCTTTCCCTTACCCATGCCGATGCCCTAGAGCGTGAACGGCAGTACGCCAAGGCTCAATCGGTCGTTCAGACTGCCAATGCCGACCTTGCTGCAATGGCCAACTACGAACTGAGCCAAGTTGGCGGGATTAAGCAGATCACGCCGTCCAGCCTGGGCGACCTCACCACAGAAGAAATCACCGCCTCCTAATGCCCTACTACTCGGACATCCGCAGTTTTGCGGGTGGTCAGGCCAGCGGTCTGCAATCAGACCTTTTGGCCGAAAACCAAGTTCAGCAGTTGGTCAACATGACTCTGTCGCCAAAGGGGAGTCTTGAGACCCGGCGTGGTGTTACCAACTTCAACACAACGGCTACCAGCCAAGAGGGATCAATTGGCGGTATGCGGTACTATGATACGGCGCAAAATGAAGATCTTGTCACGGTTACGCAAGGTCGTCTTTACACCATTGATTCAACCGGAGCAGCCGACATCCATCCGGCTGATGAAATCTGGAATAGCGTTGCAAGAACTTGGGGTAGCGAAAACCAGCAGTGGGCTGACGGATTTTCAACAACTTTCGATACCAAAGTAAGCATGGCACAGTTCAACGACAAGATGTACATGGCTGATTCCGATGGTCCGCTTTATTACTACGATGGCAACATTGCAACCAGGCAGGGAGGAAAGGTTCGAGCTATCACCATCTCAACGGGCGGCACGGGCTACACCAGTGCGACCGCCATTGTGACCGGGCCTGATTGGGGTGGCACATTGCCCACCCTGATTACTCAGGTTGCCGGTGGTGCTGTCACCAGCGTAACCGTGGTAGATGGTGGATCTGGTTACTCCGGCGCACCGACCGTGACAATTATTGGCAACGGCTCTGGCGCAACTGCAACGGCCACGGTCAGTCCGCCTCCGCTCAATCTCAGGCTTTTAATCAACACAGGCAACCGCCTATTTGGCGTTGGATCAGCCGGGAACCGAAACACGCTTTACGCATCCGACATTCTGGACGCATCAATTTGGGATTCTGCAAACAGCGCGGTTATCAACGGAGATGATGGAGACGAGATAACCGCCATCGTTCCCTACTACGAAAACCGCATCATCGTTTTCAAGAAACGGCGCATATTCCAGGTAACAATACCGCCAAGCATGACTAGCGCGGCGGATTGGGTGATCCAGCTTATTTCAAATAACACCGGGTGCGTGGCCGATGGGTCAGCCGTGCAGGTGAATTCAGACATCTTTTTCCTTTCTGATGATGGTATCCGCTCGTTGGTTAGGTCTGCGGCAGACGACTTTACCTCGGTTGGTCTTCCAATTTCCGAGGTTATCAAGGATGTGATTCAGGACATCAACGTTGCAGAGATTGGAATCAGCACGGCTGCATTTTACGACAACCGCTACTTTCTGGCAGTTCCTACTGGCTCAAACGACTTCAATGACACCATCATCGTATACAACACCGTACTGGGAGCATTTGAGGGTACATGGACTCCCAATGTGATGCAGTTTACTTTGAGCAATTTTCAGGATGAAGGGCTTCGGTTGATGATGAAATCGACAACCGGACAGATCCAAAAGTACAGCGGATACAAATCGCCAGCCCAAGTGACGACCTACGACTACCAGGATGCAGGCGTGGACTACGAATCCTATGTCCGCACAAAGGATTTCAATTTTGGCGACCCATTTGCTGAAAAACACGGAAGCCACTTTGAGGTTGTTTTTGACGATTCTTTTTCCACGGATACCACCATCTCCATACAGCGGGATATTGACGTTGGCGATATTGACGTTCAACCCAACCTAAACGTATCCAGCGCTGCCTTGACATTGCCATTCGTCCTTCCGGCCCAGTTGCCTACATCTGTAAAGAAAAGGATTGCAAGTGACCTCCGTGCTTACCAGAAATGGCGTTTGTTGAATATCAAGATCACAAGCGCGGCCAACAAGCTAGCCATCCGCCAGATCACGGCTGCGGCCAACCCGGACACCATCGAGGTGCAGAAGAACATCTCGTGACGGCGGTGGAATACATAGAAGCATCCGGGGTTGAGGAGTCCATGTGGCCAAGCTTTAGGGAGTGGTTTGCATGGCACGAAAATCGCGGGCTTGTGGGCGTTGCCAAGGATGGCGACAAGATTGCCGGGGTTGCCATTGCAAGGTGTGTTCGCGGGATGGAAGCCCCTGAACACTATGAACATACCGAGGATGGCGACACGGTGTTCGTGGACTTGACCGTGACCTCGATTGATGGTAAAAGTAACGGCTTGAGTCGTAAGGCTCTAAAGTGCCTGCTGAGTATCCTTTGGGATAGATTCGGTCCGCGCAGGAGGATCACCTTCAAACGCAACGGAACATACAAGGAGTACGACTACTACAATTTTATGCGAAAGGCACTAAACTAATGGGCAGCGGACCATCCATCCCGGCACCTCCTCCTCCTCCAGATCCATTAAAGGCGGCACAAGCCAATGCCTTGTTTTATCGCTCATCTTTGGAGACTTACGTTGAAAAGGCACCAGACATTGCTGCCCTTGAAAATGCCCTTCGAATCAAATATATGCCAGAACAACGCCAGTTGGAACGCCAGCTTTCAGCCGCAGACCAGCTTGCCCAGGTTCAGACCGGACTCCAACTTGAAAGGCAATACGGCCCGCAACGCACGATGGAAACGCTACGTAGGCAGTACGAGTATAGCCCAGAAGCCTTTGCCTTAAATCGTGGGCTGGGAAGCCATCTCCCCCGCCAGTTCGAGCGCACTTATGGGGTTAGCCCGTTTGCCAGCGTGAAACCAATGGTTGCCTACGGCGGCGGTGTGGCTCCGGTCAATTACACCGGTAGCATTGCTCCTCAAATCGGTGCGCCTGCCTACACCACCGAGATTGGCGATGTGCTGGCGCGCAATGTAGAGGCCCAGAAGAAAACAACAGAAAAATTCAGGGCTGGAGAAATTTAATGGCCGGATCAATTCCAAGAAAGGATTTTTCA